TGCTGTCGCGGATCGTGCGATGGTGAGCGAAACCATAAACCAGCTATTAACGTGGATTACCGAGCTTAACTTTCCTAATGCCATACCGCCTAAGCATGAGTTTTATCAAGAGGAAGATGCCCGCAAAAACTGGGCGGATACGTTAGAGGTGGCAAGAAAGTACTTACCTATTGGTAGACGTTTTGCCTATGAGCGTTTACAGATTGAACCACCTACCGATGAAGATGAGTTAATCACTAGCGTGGATTCAAACGCAGCAAGCTTTCACCAAAGCAAACAAACCAAAGCCAGTGACTTTAAAAAAGCAGATACCGAACCACTACAACAAGCGATTGATGGCTCACTACCTGTGGCAGACACTTTACAAAAGCAGACTCAAGACCTCCTTGAACCGCTCTTGAATCGCGCTCAAACCCTCTTTGAACAGGGCACGGAGCCAGAGCAAATTATTATTGAACTCATGAGTAGCTTTCCCCTCATGGATTCAAAACAGCTAGAAGAAACCCTGGCCCACGTATTGTACGTGGCAGAGCTAGCCGGACAATGGGAAGCCCAACAGGATATTCAGGAAGACAACCAATGAAAGACGAGCAGTTGATTGAAGCAGTTATTCAAGCCAAGGGGCTAAACGCTCCAAGACTTAACCCTCAAATTATTGATGAAGTGATAGTTGGTGAAACCTTTACCATACTGCCCAGTGGCAAGGTTATGGTGTGCGAACTCACATTGGCGAATGGGTACACCGTAAGAGGCGAATCTGCCACGGTAAGCAAAGATAATTTTGATCATGAATTAGGAAGGGCAATAAGTCGCGCTAATGCAAGGGGGAAAATATGGGAGCTAGAAGGGTACTTATTAGCTAACAAGCTTTATCAGCAGGTGCTAACACAGCCCGAAGTCAAACAACTAGAGCAGGAGATTGAGTATTTGCGTCGCTATGGCAATAAAGATTGCACGGCAATGGCTGACGAAGCACTAGCCAAAGCAAGACAACCAAGCTAATAAAGAAACACTAAATATGACTAAGCCCAGCATTGCCTTTGCGCTACGCTTAAAACCTGCTGAAGCCTTAAAGTACTTTAAGGCTAAAGGCTTAAAGATCACTAAAAGCTGGCAAGAGCTTTGGCAAGCCGCTCACGCTAAAGCCTTTACCGTGGCACATTGTGCCAAGCTTGACGTACTCAAAGACCTCCATAAAGGCTTGACCGATGTACTTGATGAGGGTTTGAGTGCAAGAGAGTTCATCAAGCGCCTAACGCCACTACTACAAAGCAAAGGCTGGTGGGGCAAGGCTATTGATAAGCAAACGGGCGAGGTGCTAGAAGCCTATGACGATACCGGACGACCTGTACAATACGGGTCGCCCGCCCGCTTAGCGCTCATTTATCGCCAAAACACTCAAGTAGCGTACATGGCAGGGCGTTATAAAGCGATGCAAGAGGGTGCTTGGGCGACACCTTGCTGGCAATATGTGGCGGTCATGGATCAAGTCACGCGCCCCACACACGCGGCCATGAATGGGCGTGTCTTTCGCCATGATGATAAAATTTGGGATACCTTATTCCCGCCTAATGATTGGGGCTGTCGTTGCCGTGTTACGCCAAGATCGGAACGCAAAGTACAAGATTTAGGGCTGGTTGTAGAAAGTAGTGGCGGGCAATTAGTCACGCGCACCGTACCTGCGGGCAAAGATACTCAAGGCAATCCTTTAACTACTGAAGTCACAGGTGTGCGCACCCGCGAACTAGACAAAGAGGGCAAGCCGTTGATCATGTTGCCCAGCGCGGGCTGGAGTTACAATCCCGCTAAAGCAGCCACCGATCACTTAGCCCAAACCCTGACTAATAAGTTCAAGGCGCTGGAATCAGCCATACCTCCCAAAGAGCTGGAAGCTCTACGTCTAATCGGGCAGCAAGCCCTAGATGAACTACTCGGCAAAGGCAAGCAAACGTTATGACGATTACTATTAAAATTAATACGGATGCTTTAGAAAATACGGTAGCAACCCTACAGCACAGGCTCTCTCATATGCGCCCTGTGATGACAGGTATTAGCCTACTCATGCTAGAGGTAGTGGAAGATGCGTTTGCTCATGAACGCGACCCTGTAACAGGCACGCCGTGGCAGCCACTCAAACCCGCCACCCAACAACAACGCGCTCGCGGTGGGCATGCTGGAAAAATTCTGCAAGTTACGGGTAGTTTGGCAGCCTCTATTCAAGCTGAGTCAGGCGATGATTATGCGCTGGTCGGTACAAATAAAAGCTATGCCGCCGTGCATCAGTTTGGCTTTTCCGGCACTCAATCCGTGAGTGCTCATAGTCGCCAAGCAACTAAGGTCTTTGGAAAGCGCCTACCGAATGCAGTCCATCAAGCTGTCAAAGCCCACAACCGCCAGCAAAATATTCCCGCAAGACCCTTCTTAGGCATGAGCCAAAGCGACGAACAGCGGATTAAAGACAAGGTACAGGATTACTTATTACACGGGGCAACCCGTTAAAGCTCTACGAACTAGCCCAATACTACAAGACTCTATGCAATAACAACTTAATAAAAGGATAGAGTATGCAGGTGGTACGTTGTGGTCAGTGCAGTAAAAAATTAGCAGAAGCGGTTTATACGTTTTTATCCATCAAATGTCCGCGTTGTCGGACATTGAATCACTTGAAAGCCACCGAGCTTCCCATTAGCGCGACTAGATCGCCCGATAATGGGAGTACCCATGACGAAACCTACTCAGCCACCCCTATTGGGAAAGAACGGCTTTAAATACAAAGAGCAATACGGACTCATCATCGTTTGCAAAGACGCTCAGCACCAAGAGCAACTATTCAATCAGCTCAGAAATCAGGATTATAAAGTAAAGGTGGTAACTGTATGAAAGTCGCTATCAACCATACTTGCACTGATTTTGATTCTTACCGAGCCGAGCGGGTTAAATCCTTATTTAATGTAGAGTCTGGTGCTAATTTTACGCTGGATGCAGAGCTACCGATTGATGATAAGGAGTGGAAAATTGGTGTAATTGTCGGCGCATCGGGTAGTGGAAAGACCAGCATTGGCTCAAAGGTTGGCAAGTTTTACACGCCAAAATGGGCAAAAGATAAGCCGCTCATTGATGAGATCATGCCGGACGGCGATTTTAATCAGGTCACTGGTGCGCTAGCGGCGGTGGGTTTAGGCAGTGTACCTGCGTGGCTTAGACCTTATTCGGTGCTTTCTAATGGTGAAAAGTTTAGAGCAACCCTCGCCCGTCTGGTTTGTGAAGCTCCGTCAATGGCAGTGTTGGACGAGTTCAGCAGCGTGGTAGACCGTCAGATTGCTAAAGTAGGTGCTGCGGCATTTGCTAAATCATGGCGACGTACAAATGGGCAAGTCGTTTTACTATCCTGTCATTATGACATTCTGGATTGGCTACAACCGGATTGGGTATTTGATACCACCACAGGTACTTTTGATCGAGGGTCACTTAGGCAAAGACCCGCTCTCGACATGCAAATTTACAAAACCAACTGGCGTTATTGGCGACTATTTGAGCCACATCACTATCTAAAACTGCCCAATATGATAGCCGCTGATTGCTACGTGGCAACCATCAATGATGAGCTGGTGGCGCATGTGGCGTTCAGCACCCGACCGGGGCTAGTGGAGTCAAGGGCTTGCCGACTGGTGGTTATGCCGGAGTGGCAAGGTATCGGTGTGGGTATGCGGTTTTTAAATACCATCTCTGAAGCGTGGCGACAGGGTAATAACCGCTATAACAAACCGATGCCTACTCTATTTCATACTTCACACCCGAATCTGGCGGCGGCACTAAGACGTGATCCCAAATGGACGCAGGTATCTGCTCAACTGTGTGGGCAAAATAAGCGGCGTTGTATTGAGACTATCTACAAAAGTGATAGCAAAGCGAAGCGTCGCCCAACCAATTCAGGCTATGGTGGGCACTTTAGAGCGGTGCAAGGTTTTCGTTATTTGGGTGAGGAGGCTCTATGCGATTAGTGATTGTAGGGCAGTCGTGGTTTGGCGCAGAGATTTTAAAGCTCTGCACCCAACGCCACAAGGTAGTTGGAGTGATTACTCCTAGCGAGTCGGATCGCCTGTATAAACTGGCTACTGACTCACAGATAGCTACTCAAGTTGAGTGTAAGTACGTCACAGCCAAGCAGATTCCACCCCATACTGACCTGATTATAGGCGCTCACGCTCATGCTTTTATCGGCGCAGAGGCACGACATAAAACTAAGTATGGCGCTCTTGGCTATCACCCATCGCTACTACCGCGACACCGAGGGCGTGACGCTGTGCGCTGGACTATTCACATGCGCGATGCTATAGCGGGCGGCACGGTTTATTGGATGGATGACGGTGCAGATACGGGTGCTATTGCAGCCCAAGACTTTTGCCATGTACTACCTGACGATACACCAGAGAGTCTATGGCGACGAGAATTAGCGCCAATGGGGCTGAAATTACTGGGTAACGTTATTGGACAGGTAGCACAAGGCGTGATAATCACTAAATCTCAGTGCGAACAGGTTGCTACTTGGGAGCCTGCTTTTACTGGATTAACTTTGAAAGCTTTATAGCTGTTTAAGTATGGTATTAGGAGAGAGATGGATATTTCTCATCTCTCTTTAGTATAAAAATACGAAAAATAGGAACATTTTAAACGTAAAACTATTAGGTTGTGCGTGCTTTGTAACTTATTGTTTTTATTTTAAAGTTTAAAAATTTTTGCAAAATTGATCATTAACATTTCTATCTATACCCTACAATTGGCACTCACACCCGCCCAAACTGGACTCGTGCTTACTAAAGTACTCATTACAGCTATTGTCCACACAGCGATACGTTTCATACTGCATCTCCATTTAAGTTAGGTTTGTTGTGAAATATGGGTT